AATGAGAACGAGAGACCGGGAGGACGATAAACATGGCTTGGACGGCAGCAGATATTAACAGGCTGGCGCAGGGAAACAACAACCAGAAAAAATGGACAGCGAATGATATTGCAGCGCTGGCAAAGGGAACAAACAGCCAGAGGGCAGACGCGAAAGAGCAGGCGGCAAAGAAGACTGACCCGGACATCACCCGGGCCAAAGCCTTACAGCAGTACACCGAGCGGCACATAAGCGACATGGGGGAGGTGGATGCGAGGAACGAGCCCTCTCAGGCGCACAGCGGGCGGGGAGAGAACCTCTCACCGTTCCCGTCGGCTGACGCCGCGCGAGAACGGAGCTCCCCTATCAGGGGAGCCCTTCTTAAAGGAAACCCCACCGAAAGGGCGCTGGACATGGGGCAGAAATGGGGTGTTCCGGCGAAGAGCGGGAACGTGCTGGAGAACGTGGGCAGCGGGGCCATGGCCTACGGCACCGGCCGGGCGCAGGAGCTGAGAGCCAGATTTGCCAAGGACAGCGTACCGGACGAGTTTGACCGCATCAACCAGTGGCTGGACACCGGGGACAACAAGAATCTGGCCGACGCGGTGCGGCGGGTGGACAACACCCACGGCGCGTACACGGACGCCGACCTGATCAAGAAGGGCGGCTGGACACAGGCGCAAATCGACGAGGCCCGGAAGATGAACGCTGCGCTGGACGCCATCCCTGCATGGCAGCGGGGCGTGCGCCGGGCGGCGAACACCATCGGCGGCATCGGAGACACGGTGGCTGCTGCCCCGCTGCTGGGCGCGGAGTACGGCGTGCAGGCGGGAAAGAACATTGACGCCACCCTGAAGAACTGGAAACAGGTGGAGCAGGAAGTAAAGGGCGACGAGCACGCCCAGAGCCTGTTTGACCTTTTGACCGACGTGGACATGGACTATAACCCCACATGGCCGGAGAGCCGAAACCGGGAGCTGATCTCGATGGGGTACAACTCCAAGGAGATCCGGGAGATGCGCCAGCGGCTGGCCGGACTGGAAGTGAGCGACGGCATCGACAAGAACCAGAGCGTGGGCTACCAGCTCTACGACCGCGGGCAGCAGCTGACGGCTGCGGCCCAGAGCGGCCTGAGCCCGACCCAGCGGGCCGTGGCGGGGGCCGTGACCAGCGCCGCGGAGAACCTGGCCGTGGCGGGCGTGAACCCGGCGGCAGTGCTGCCCGTCCTGAGCGCACAGGGAGCGGCAGAGGCCATGGGCCAGAGCGCGGAGAAGGGAGAAGGCGCAGGAAAAGCGCTGGGCGGCGGCCTCGCCAAGTTCGGCGCGGGATGGGCCATCAACTCGGTGGGCGCAGCTGACCTTGCAAAGACCATGGGCTCGGACTACGCGAAGGACACACTGGCAGGACAGATCGCGGACTGGGTGCAGGGGCTTGCGGGCAGCTCGGAGCTGGCGCAGCGCTACCCGGCGGTGGCTGCGGCCATCTCGGGCGGCATCGACAACTCGATGCAGGCCTTTGCGGAGACCTATGCGGACATGGCCATCGACGCTGCGCTGGGGGACAGCGAGGCGGCGAAGAACCTCTTCAGCAAAGACACCTTCCTCACCGCGCTGGAAAGCGGACTTTCCGGCGGCGCGTCCGGCGCGTTGGGCGGCGCAGTCGGCACGGGGTTGGCAAAGCTGAACGGAGGAGACGCAAGCCTGCTGGGGCAGACAGAGCATTATGACCAGATGGACCGGATGAAGCAGGCTGCCGCCCAGCAGAAGGAATGGGAGGCCCGGACGGCGGAGCCTTCTCAGCCGGCTGCGGATAGCTCTGCTGATAGAGCGCTGGCTGGGCAGGACCTCTCAGTCGCTGACGCGACAGCTCCCCTTAAAAGGGGAGCCACTGGCGTGCCGGGCAGCTCTCAGCTGGACGCCGGAAGTGCTGCGGGGCGTGAGATGGCGGGCCTTGCGACAGAGGGAAGCGGCAGTGGACCTGCGCAGCAGACACCGGGAGCCGCAACCCGGGCGCAAAGCGCCTTTCTTAAAGGAAACTCCACTGAAAGTATGCAGCGGGCGGAAGCAACTGCCGCAAAATCGGAAAACCCGGCGGTGCGGCAGTTTGCTGAAGTAGCGGCGAGCGACAGTCTGACGGGCAAGACCATCGGACTGTTTACGCCGAACGCCGAGAACCGGGAAAACCGTGCGGCCTTTGAGCAGACTTACGGCGTGACGCTGCCCGACACTGCGGGCGCGACCCGCCGAATGCTGCGGGAGATCGCCGCACAGCAGAAGGCGAAAAGCGAAGCGGTGCCTGCCGTACAGAGTGCAGAGCTGCCCAGCGAAGCTACGAGTGTGCCGCAGACAGTACAGGATGCTCCCGCAGAAACCGCCGATGCCATGCCGGAAACGGCTGCGCCGGACAACATGCGTGAAGCGACTGCCGCTGTAGGTGAAACCGACGGCTACGAGAACGCCCCGCTGCGGGAGACTCTGGGACTCCGGCCGGAAGCGCCGAAGACCCAGCGGGAGGCCGAGGTGCAGCGGGCGCTGGAAGGCTGGCGGGTGACGGACAAGGCAGCCGAGACCATCAGCAAAAATATGCCGGACAGGGTGGACGCCGACCGGTACGCGGCCGCAGCGTCGCCGCTGTACCGGCTGGGCCGGAGCGGCGCTGCCACCTTTGCGCAGGCGCTGGAGCTGGCGGGCAGCATGAGCGGCACGGCGGCGGACATCAATTATATCCTGAGCACCGACGTCGGCCGGACGGCCCTTGAGATCGCCTACACCCAGGGCAAGGGCGAACGGATGCT